CTTGACTTGGTCATTGGTTTACAACTCAACCTTTATCAAGCTGGTTTACAAGAACGGCATCCACCCTTACATGATTGAGCCTTCTGCTATTGGTGTTTTGCGGGAGGATACGCCCTATACAGACAGGCAAGAAGCTATCGTTCAAACATACTACATTACCAAGTCTGAGCTCTATGCCCGTCTGTATTCCCATCCAAAGCGCGATTCGATTGTTTCTCGCGTAACCACAGGAACAAAAGTATCTGAGTCTGACATTCCAGAAGCGGTGAACCGCATCGTGATGAGCCAGACCAATCCAACCATCTACGGTAATGTAAATTTGGATTTATACGGCATGAACCGCTATAAGTCCCGCGTAGCCGAAGAAACGATTGAGATGACTGAGTTGTGGGTGTGGAATGATGACACCGAGGATTATCAAGTGGTCACAATGGCCGCGCCCGATGTCATTATTTACGATAGACCAGGCGCATCTGTGTTCCTCAAGGGCGAATGCCCGTTTGTACAGATCTGCCCTAACCCTTTATACGATTATTACTGGGGTGCGTCCGAGTGCCAGCAACTTATCTTGCTTCAGCAGCTGCGCAACACCCGCATGACCGAAGTTTTAGACCTATTGTCTAAACAAGTAGCTCCACCAACCGCATTTAGTGGCTTCTCAGGAATTACAGACGAGAAATATTTTGCTATGCAGCGCGCTGGATCAATGATTGCCACGGATATGCCAGGAGCAAAGGTAGATCGCCTTGCACCAGAGATGCCACCTGATTTATTTGAGGTTATTCACGAAATTGACGCGATGTTCTCGGAAGTTTCGGGTATTTCCAATGTATTGAGCGGAAAAGGCGAGGCTGGTGTCCGTTCTACGGGTCATGCAAGCCAATTAGCTCGTCTTGGTAGCTCACGCGCGAAAAAACGCGCTTTAATCGTTGAAGATAGCTTGGAAAAGGTAGCAACTTTGTATTTGAAGATGATGCAAGCGTATGACGACACGCATTTCCGCGATACAGAAGATGTGCCGTTTATTGCCGAGCAATTTACTAAGGATTTCGTTGTGAAGGTTGATGCGCATAGCAATAGCCCAATCTTTACGGAAGATCTAAAACAACTTGCATTTAATTTATTTAAGGCGCAAGCTATCGATAAAGAAACGCTGGTTGATTTGGTTGAACCACCAATGAAGCAGTTGATCAAAGACAAGTTAAAGAAACGGGAAAAGGAACAGGCTGCCAACCCGCAACCTCAACCAGCTCCTAAAGAAAAGAAAGAACCGAAAGGCGAATAATGGCAACGGGTAATGTTCAACCAAAGGCTGATCAACCTAGAGTTACTACGGAAAATTTAAAGCGTAGTGAGGGTAGCCCAAATTTGCAGTATCGTACTCAAGGAATCAAGAGTTTTGACAGAAGTTCAAAAACTCGTGATTATGGTCGTTCAGTTAGGGGATAACTAACTTAGGAGATGATGATGAGAAAAGCTCATAAAAAGTCACGCAAGTCACGCCGTTAATAGGTTTTCCTTCACGGGAGAAAAGGGTATGGCTGCTTGCCCTGGAACTAAGTGGCCGCTGCTAACTGGAGAATACTCACATGGCACGCAAAGCTCGCAAAGGTCGTAAATCTCGCAAGTAATCGTATGAGGGCTAAAACCCTCTGATTACTTCGGTCAGACCGAATCCGTCCTAGGGGAGGAGGAAACTAAATAAACCTCCCCACTTGACAAGCAATAGATTAAGATTACGATTAACAGTAATTTGATAGGAAAAGTTATGGGCGTACCCTCAGACCAGTTGATGCAAATGATTAAATCCCAACGGGATGGTGCAACACCCGCTGGTGCAGCTCCTACACCTGATACACCATCTATGGGTATGTCAGATACTTCCGCTCCTCCGATGGGAGCACCAATGTCCACTCCAGAACCAAAAATGGGAAACCGCGAAGCCGCGATGATTAACATTTCGATGGCGATGGATTTGCTGGAACAAACATTACCAGCTTTGGGTAGCGAATCCGAAGAAGGTCAAAAGGTTTTAAATGCAATTCGCACAATGACTTCCGTTATCGGGCCTAAGAAGGCTAAGGTGAATGAGTTGCAACCTAACGAAATTATGCAAATGCTTCAAACATTACCTCAAGCTGGCGGTGCTACAGCAGAAGGCAAAGCAATGAACCAAGCACCAACAATCCCAGGTATGTCTGCTCCAGTTCCTCCTCCAGCCCAAGCTGGCGGTATGCCTGGCGCTGGTGTGCCTTCCGCAACTCCACAAATGTAAGGAATTACTATGGAACTCTTTAAACCACGCGGTTCGTCTAGCCCACGCAGACCAACCGACAACAACCAAAAGAATGGTCAAGTAATCAATACTCCTCGCTATTCACAATTTGGCGGATTAACTTCTTCTGCTAAAGCTGGATACAAGAATATGATGAACTTGTCTCATCCTGGCGATACCAAAAAAGTCATCTAAGGAAAAAGGGGATAGATAATGGCATCTTTAGAAGATCTCAGTTTAGAGCAACGGGACGAATTGGCTCTCTTGATGAAAGAGTTGTCCGATAATCCAGAAACTCGCAAAGAAGCATTACGACTCACAAAGAAAGTGCGTCCTAACATGACAATTCCAGAGCTGGATATCGAAGAGCACACAAACTCTAAGATTTCCGCTGCCGAAGAGCGCGTCATGAAGTTGGAAGCACAGATTCGTGAGAAAGAAGCAAGAGAAGAACTCGACAAGCGCAGAAGCAAGCTGAAAGAGAAAGGGTTAGCCCAATCCGATGAGGATATTGAGCAAATTGAAAAATTGATGCTGGAGCAAGGTATGACAAATCATGAAACAGCAGCTCAGTATTTTGAATGGATGAAGCAAGCCGCCACTCCAACGCCTAATTCTGCTATGGGTTACAACCCAAGCGCACTTTCTAAGTTCGACCTTTCTAAGTATTGGAAGAACCCACAAATGGGCGCGCGGGACGAAGCATCAAAAGCCCTACAGGAATTGAGAAAGAACTCAAGACCGATAGGTATTTAACAACAAGCAGTAAATAGGGGATATTTACTTTTAATGGAGAATTATTATGCCTATTGGTGGCGGAATAGTTCCAGCGTCAGGATCAAGTCAGTATAACGAGCTTACTTATGTAACTCGCCGTGCGTTTATCCCCAAGCTGGTCGTACAGCTGTACAACAGTACACCTTTGATGGCTGCGTTGATTGCTAACAGTCAACAAGCATCAGGCGGTGTGTCCCAAGTAACCGTGCCTGTACAAGGCGCACAGTTTGTCAATGCACAATGGTCTGACTACTCTGGTTCTTTCAACCAGCCAGCAGTTCAGCAAGGTGCGTTTAATGCTGAATTCAACTTAAAGTTGATGATTTCTCCTGTACCGTTCCTCGGTATGGAAGGTGCAGTTCAGCAAGACTATGCAATCATTCCTCTCATTGAAGCTCGTATGAACGATGCAACCAATGTGATGATGGATGCAATGGCAACTGCTTTGTACACCAACTACACCAACACTCAACAGTTCATCGGCTTGCCTGGTGCTATTGACGATGGTACAAACTTAACCACATACGGTAACATCAACCGTTCTACCTACACATGGTGGAAGTCTAAGGTTTACAACGCTGGTTCAGTAAACCCAACCCGTCAAAACATTCTCCAGTACATCTCTGGTACTGTTAAGAATGGCGCAGAAGTTCCAACTTTCGGCGTTTGCGGTTTCGGTACATGGACTCTCTTGGCACAAGACTATGTCGGTCAAGAACAGTATGTAATCACCCCAGGACACGGTTTTGATGGTGACTCCAATGGCCCACAAGCTGCTTTCCGCGCTTTGATGGTTGCTGGTGTTCCAATCTATCCAGACCCATATTGCCCAGAAGGTACTGTTTACTTCATTAACAGCAACTACTTAAGCCTCTACATCCACGATCAGGGCTCTTTCGTATTTACTGGTTTTGAATCAACACTTCCAAACTGGCAGATCGGTTATGTTGGCGCAGTCTTGATGATCGCTGAATTAGTGAGCACCAAGCCTAAGTCAATGACCCGTGTATCTGGTTACAACTCTATTTCACTATAAGGAGAACTAACCATGGCACTCGGCTTAAATAAAATCCTCATTGCGGGTACTTATGAAAATACGCCTGGCGCGTATTGGCAATCTCCCGCAAATATCACAGTTACTACTGCTGGTAATGTGATCCCAGCTGGTACTTACCTTGCATTTGCCACATCCAATGTGGTAATCCAAGCCGTATCTAACTACAACACCACATCAAATGTGGCTACATGGTCAAATGTCTATGTTGCTAACTCTGGTGGCGTTGTGATTTCTGACGGCGTGAATGTACAGGCTAATGTGATCGCTGGTGGCACAAATACTACTTTGCAGTTAATCACCGTAAACGGCGGTCAAGCTGTTTCTGGCACTTACAACAGTTAAGGAGAACAGTAATGGCTAACCCAGATTCAGTAGCGCAGCTATACCTAGACAGTTTTGGAAACGCTAAGGTCGCATCAGCTAAAGCCGTATCTTTGGCAACTGCTGGCAATGCAATCGCTAACCTTTCTATCTGCACTGGTGGGTTAACCAATGGTGGTGCAACTAGCAACTCTGGTGCAGTAATTATTCGCAGAATTTCTGCGACTATTCTGAACGGATCTGTTAGTTCTGCTTATGTCACAATCACCACTTCAAATGACGGTAATGCGTCAAATGCGGTGGTGGCTAATGTGGCATTAAGCAGTTTAAGTGCGTCTGGCACATTTCAAGACTTTGCAATCGCTTCTCCATACACTACTACCGTATTGTCTGGGGCAACAAGCTCTACATTGTTTGTGAATGTAACCACACCATCTGGCAACTCAAATGTTGTAAGTTTTAATGTTTATGGCGATGTAGTTCAGTTCTAATATGTCAAATATCTTTGTAACCAATAATTCTGATAAAAAACTTACCGATGGACTCGGTGGAGTGTTCTATGAGTTCCCAAAAGGAAAGACGGTGGAAATACCAAAAGAGGTGGCCCGTCATATTTTTGGTTACGGAGACGATGACAAAGAGCCGTACTTGGCAAGACTTGGTTGGATCGTTTCTAAAAACGATTTGGAAAAAGGTTTGGAAATCCTTTCTCAATGGGATATCTCAACTGAGCCGCCAAAAAAGAACCAATCCATATCCCCGTTGGTGGAAAGAGTACCCCTACCCGCTAAAAAGGTAGGGGGAAAAGTCCTTCAAGCAGTAGCATGACTTATGAAAGGTAACAAGTGGCAACACTCAACACATACCTTACGCAAGTGCAAAGGTTACTTCATGATGCTAACAATAATTTCTACAGTCAGTCTCAATTAACGGATTACATCAACTCTGCTAGAGAGAGGGTTGTACGAGACACGGGCGCGTTGCGTGAAATTGTTGTTACGCAGACCCCTTGTCAGGTTGCTCCTACTGCTACTATTGGTAGCGTTCCTCCAGCTAACCCTTTAGCCTGGGCGGCAAGTACCGCTTATACTTCGGGTCAGTTTATCTTTAGCAATATTTTTATTTATCAAGTTACTACAAGCGGTACAAGCGGCACAACTGCGCCTCCTTATCCAGCTAATAACACCAATAACTACAGTAACTATCCTCCAAGCACGGAGTTTTTGAACGGTACGGTAGGATTAACTTATGTCGGTAATTGCGAAAATGTCAGTTACGCTGCGCTTACTAATCTCATGGGGAGTAGCCCTCTTAGTCCTAGTAGCGGCAATACTGTTTTGGACATTATTAATATCAATTTATACTGGGGTAACACTCGTGTTCCGCTAGACTATTTGTCCTGGTCGGACTTTAACGCCCGTCTGCGCTTTTGGCAGAACTACATTGGTCGTCCATTAGCATTTAGCATTTATGGTCAGCAACAAATTTATATTGGACCAGTACCAGATCAGATTTACCAAATTGAGATTGATTGCGTAGTATTGCCTAATGAACTGAGTTTAAACAGCCCAAATACTACGGATAGCATTAACGACCCATATAACAACTGCGTACAGTTCTATGCAGCTTATCTGGCCAAGTATTATGAACAAAGCTATGGCGAATCTGAAATTTATAAACAGGAATATCACAAGCAAATAGCTTCTGTGATCAATACTGTGTACACAAGAAGAGTGCCTAGCGTTTACAGTAGCCCAATGTAAACATGGCAGCTGCTGAACAGAAAAAATCGTATCAAGTAATTAAGCAGTTTAAAGGGCTTAATACTCAAGCTAACCGCACGGCTATTGATGAATCCGAGTTTTCTTGGCTAGAAAATGCCCAGCCAATCGGTTATGGAAATATCAAAATTGTTCCAACCGATGTTTTAATTAAAGATTCTGGCGGTAATTCTGTTGTTCAACCATCGGATATTGTTTATTTCAGCAGCGTAAATCTTGGCGTTAGCGATTATTTGACCTTCTTCTTGACAGATGGATCGGCAAAATATTACAAAATTCAAGATAAAACCACGGGGAATATAGCTCCAGCGGGTACTTTTACGAGTACTACGGGCATGAATATTACCCAATGGTACAACACAGAATGCTTGATTCTTGACCCTCAAAAGGGTTATTTCACTTGGGATGGCAACAATACAGTCACAGTAGGTTCTGTTGGCGTGATTGCCATTACCAATCCAGGCAGCGGATACAACACCGCGCCCACAGTAGTTATCTCTGGACCAGACCAAACAGGTGGTGTACAAGCTAACGCTACTGCTTCCTTGGTATCTGGCGGTACAAATGTTGGTTCAATCGTCTTGGTAAATGGTGGATCAGGCTATACCAATAGTGCAAACCTAACAGTCACCCTATCTGGTGGCGGTGGATCGGGAGCGCAAGCGATTGCTGGCATATCGACTTTTGCCACAGGGACAGTACAAATTGCCGTTATTGATGGCGGTAATGGCTATGTTGGCTATAGCACTCCTGTCACCATTAGCGGTGGCGGTGGCACAAATGCGGCTGGTACTGCGGTTATATCAGGGAATACCATTACTCAGGTTGTAATGACCAACCCTGGCACAGGCTACACCAACGCTGCCAACATTACTGTTTCCGTAACTGGAAACGCGGTTTTAAAAGCTATAGTCAATAACAACACCAATACTGGAATAGCGAGCTTCTCAGGGCGCGTTTGGATTGCGTCAGGGCGAACTATCACCTATAGTGCTGCGGGCGATTACAGCGACTTTACGAGCGTTTCAGCGGGGTCTTTACAACTTACCGACTCCACTTTGCACGGAAACATCCAGCAATTACTGGCTGCTAACGACTTTTTATACATTTTTGGCGATTCTTCCATCAATGTGTTCTCAAATGTGCAAGTAAGCGCATCAGGACAAACCTTGTTTACCAATACCAATGTGAGTGCTTCCGTTGGTACGCAGCTGCCGTACGCCATCATTCCGTACTTCCGTTCTGTGCTATTTATGAACAATTACGGGGTTTATGCGCTGGTTGGCTCAACTACAACCAAGTTATCAAGTCCTTTAGATGGATTGATTCAAAATATTGACTTTACTAGCCCTGTTTATGCTGGCCAGGTCATTATTAACAATATTCTGTGCGCTGCATTTAACTTTAGATATTTTGACGCTATTTTTACCAATAGTTATCGGTATATACAAGCGGTGTTCTTTGATAAGAAATGGTTTATTACCAGCCAGGGAAATAGCCTTAAATACATTGCATCTGTCCCTGTAAATGGTGAAGATGTTTTATTTGGAACAACCAATAATACTTTGTACGAGTTATATCAAGATACAACCTCTGCAATTACCAGCCGTATCCAAACTGCATTATTGCCATTAACTGACCCAATCAGAACTAAACAAGCGTTGAAATTTGGTATTGAGGCCACTTTGTCTCAAGGCGGTATTTTGAATGTGACAGTCGATTCTGAACAAGGATCTAGTCCGTCATACACATTAGGAAATATTCAGACTTGGTATAACAGTTCTGGCACTACCGAACCTTGGATAAATGTAAGTTCTACAGTAATATCTTGGTTAGGAAGTACGGGCTATTACTTGTACAAGTCAGACGCGCAGCAATGGGGTAAATATTTAGGATTGACACAAACTTCAAACTCAGCGGGTTTTGTGGTCAATACATTTGAATTTGAACATGAATTGAGAGTGAGGTTCTAAAATGGGAGTTCCGTATGTCTTTGGTAATGCTACAACAAGCATACCGTTAACCAACCTAGATGCCAACTTTAATACTGGCTTAACTATCGGTAACACTACCGTTGGTCTTGGAAACACCGTTACCACGCTTGGTAATGTAACATTGCAAAACGCTACGATCACTAGCGGTACTGCCAATATTACTGCAAATATTACCTATGCAACCGCTAATGCTGTTGTTTATAGCGGATCTACAAGTGTCGGCACAACATCGTCTAATTTGACCTTTAACGGCACTACATTAACTTTAGCTAATGATGCTTCTATATCAGGTCTTACTGTTGGTAAGGGTGGTGGTGCTATATCTAGCAATACCGTAGTCGGAAACGGTGCAAATCAAAATGCAAGTTCTGGTGTAAACAATACAGCTATTGGTTACCAGTCTTTAAATAATAATCAAACAAACAATAATACTTCTGTTGGTTATCAAGCAATGCTGGTTAATACAACTGGCGCAGCCAATACTTCATTAGGAGCTGCATCTTTAACAGCAAATACAACTGGTACTAATAATGTGGTATTAGGTTTTGCTGCAATGGAATCAAATACTACTGGTTCATATAATGTGGCAGTAGGTAGAAATGCGTTAGACCAAAACACCACCGCATCTAATAACACAGCAGTAGGTTATCAAGCTCTATATAGCAATACAGCCATAGAAAATACTGCTGTTGGATTTAACGCTGGTAATGCAAACACAACTGGTAGTGGTTCAACTTTTGTTGGTGTTCGTTGTGGTGAATCAAATACCACTGCTAATAACAACACCGCAATGGGTTTTTGCAGTTTAAGAAATAACACCACAGGAACAATGAATACCGCTATTGGTGGTGGTCAAAATGGTGCTTTGAATGGTGCATTAGGAACAAACTCTACTGGTTCTTACAACACAGCCGTAGGTCATTTAGCACTTAATGGAAACACCACAGCATCTAATAACACAGCAGTAGGTTATCAAGCTGGGTATAGTAATACAACTGGTGCAAATAATGCTATTTTTGGTTATCAAGCTGCAAATGCAAACACTACTCAAAGTTATTTAACTGCAATTGGTTGGCAAGCAGCGCAATCTTATAATCCAGCGGGTGCTGATTCTACTGGTTCTGTTTTTGTAGGAGCAAATGCTGGTCGTGCAATTACAACTGGCGGTGTTAGTGTTGCTGTTGGTGCTGGCGCTTTACAAACAAACACTACTTCAAACAACAATACTGCAATTGGTGCTGGGGCTTTAGCAAATGCAACTGGTGGAAGCAATACAGCTATTGGCGCACAATCAGGAAATTCATTAACAACAGGTGGAAACAATACCATTTTAGGTTGCTACAACGGCAATCAAGGCGGTCTAGACATCCGTACAGCAAGTAACTACATTGTGTTATCTGATGGTGCTGGTAATCCTAGATGCTACATTGATAATAATGGTTCTTTATTTAGTACTATTGGCACTACAAACAGCAATATCCAACTTTCAACTGTCAATGGTTATGGTATTTGCGCTATTAATCATCCAAGTGGCGCAGCATCTGGAACAGTATTTAACCAATATATTTATAATGGAACACAAATTGGCTCTGTTTCACAAAACGGCACTACTGCGGTTCTTTACAACACCACATCTGACTATCGTTTAAAGAATGATGTTTCCCCTCTTGCAAGTGGTTTATCTACAATTCAAGCATTAAATCCAGTTAGCTTTACTTGGGTAGATGGTCGTAAAGATGATGGTTTCTTGGCGCATGAATTGCAAGCCGTTATTCCTAATTGTGTAACTGGTGAAAAAGATGCAGTAAACGAAGATGGAACACCTAAATATCAGCAAATGGATAATAGCGGTGTAATACCATTCCTCGTCAAAGCAATTCAAGAACAACAAGCAATTATTGAACAACTAAAAACAAAGGTAGGACTATAAATGGAATTAACTCACGAACAAGAAGTAGCGCAGTCATATAAAGCCGCAATGGATAGCGTTGCTTTATTAGAAGCTGGCAAACCTACTGATATGACTGATGCTGATTGGGCTGATTGCAAACAGCGCAATATTGACCATCTCAAAATTCAGCTTGAAAAGGGAGCTGAGTATTATGGTAGTAATGATTTAACACCTTTTGAAAACGCAGTAAAACTTTAACTTTTTTAGGGGATAAAAATGGAAATTAAATTAACTTTAGATGTGAACGATGTGAATTACATCTTGCAAACTTTAGGCGAATTGCCAACCAAGACTGGTGCTTGGGTGCTTTTAGCCAAGATTAAGGAGCAAGCTGATCCACAAGTACCACCTCCAGAGGAAACACCTGTCCAATAAGGATTAAACATGGGAATCAATGCCTTTCAAAAAACAGGAAACACCGTAGTATTTACGGCTGGAGTTAGCGCTCCTACTCCCGTTCAAGCCGTATCCACTACTTTGGGTGGCAATCAGTACCGAATTATCAATAGCGGTACTACTGTGGTTTTTTTAGGTTATGGAGTTGACGCTGCTACTGCTACGGCTGCGTCTGCAAATGTAACGAGTTCTGGAGCTGCTTTTCCATTGTTGCCAGGAACGGATGAAATCCTTACCTTCGTACCAAACGCTTACTTTACAGGAACGAGTACCGCTAATGCGGTTGTTTACATTACTGTAGGCGATGGAGTTTAACCATGGTCTTAAAGGTCGTTACTACCGCAACTGCCACTAATGGTACGGTCACTCAGGTCGGTGGCAACGGTACTGTAAACGGCATCACTTTAACGGGTCTTGTAACCACTACAGGCAATCTGACGCTTGGTGGTACTTTAGGCAATGTCACCAACGCTCAATTAGTCAATAGTTCAGCCACTATCGGCAATACTGTTGTCACGCTAGGATCTACAGTCAATAACATCGGCAACTTGACTCTTGCCAATGTGACCATTCTTAGCGGAACAATTCCGAACTCAGCCGTTACTGGCTTGGGTACGATGGCATACCAAAATGCCAATGCAGTCATTATTACAGGCGGTAACACCTCGGTCACTTACGACAACGCTGCTTACCAAGTCGCTACTGCCAATATTCAAACAACCACAAGTGCTGGTGCTTTTTCTTACGGAAATTTATCGTATTCTGATACTGGATTGGTTGCGTCTTTTGCCAACTCAGCCAATAGTTCCGTTCAATTTGTCATACAAAATACCAGTAATTTATCTAACGCTTCTACCGACTTGGTAGTAACAAACGATACGGCTGTTGGATACCTTGACATGGGTATGACATCAAGCAATTTTTCTGGATCAGGAAGTTTTTACAAAGCCAATATTGCTTATGTTTATGCTGGTTCTACCGATTTATATTTGGGAACAAGTAGCAGCAACGCAGTTCACATTCTTGCCAACAACGCTAATACAGACGCAATTACCGTAAACGCAAATAACACGGTAGCTATTGCTAATTTAACTAGCACGAATGTCACTATTACTGGTGGCACGATCAATGTCACCACAGTTAACCATACCGCTAATACCGCATCAAATGTCACTTACACAAGTGCCACTATGCAACTCGTTCCCGCTGGTTATGTCAATGTTGATCTAAACGGTGTCCTTGTCAAAATCCCTTACTACAACGCATAACATGGATTTTCAATTACTTTTTAACATCGCCTGTTCTATTGCTGGAACTATCGCTGGATGGTTGTTTAAGGTTGTCTGGGATGCCATTAAAGAAATTCAATCCGATCAAAGAGATATTGAAAGAGATATTGCTGAAAACTATGTGCGTAAAGATGATTACCGCATAGATATTGCTGAAATTAAAGGGATGCTTGGCCGTATTTTTGACCGCATGGATCGCCAGGCTGATTCAAAATGAATATGAATACCCTTTCAATCGTAGAGTTCGGTAATGTTGAATCATTAGGGGACTTTTTGTTTGAAAATGGCACTCAACACTACCTTTTTCAGCAAAAATTCATGCAACAAGGCATTTCTGTGCCTGTTTTTCCCCTTATTGACGCTGATACGAACAACCTAGATGACTGGTTATTGGCTCATCAGGTCGAGCATCAAGCCTTTTCCAGCTTGCTTGGATTGGAAAATCCATTCAATATGTTGGATGTGAACTTCAATGACCAGACTTCTTTTTACGATTGGTTATCCACTCATTTATTCATTCATCAACAAATAGCTGCTGGACTCAACATCCCATATTGACCATGCCAAATACTCTCCCCGCCCCCCAAAAAAATCCGATTTCTGCACCGCAGCAGACTCAGCCAATCAACGCGGATGTGATGGATTTGGTTAAGAAAAAACGCCAACCAGACCAGCGTGGCGAGGTTCAAAAAGCCAAAGAAAGAATTTTAAAAATCATTAAACAGTTTGGAATTCCAGCGCAAAAATTAGTACAGGCTGGAAAATATGCCGAAGCAGCGTTAAGAGATCCTAAAATGTACCCTATTGCTATCCAAATGGCGGTAAAAGAAGGCATTTTGACACCAGATCAAGCGCCTAAAGGTGGCGAAATTGATTACAACTTGTTAGCAAGTGGCATTAGCGTTGGAAAAATAGCAAAAATGCTTATTGATGAAGGAGCAGCATAATGGGCAAAGCAGCACCAGCAATCGTAGCGGTAGCCGAAGTAGTAGTTGCGGTAGTAGCACCAGAAGTTATCCCCGCAATCGGCACGCTTATCACCACAGGCGATACGGCTTTGGCTGGCGCAATGTTAAGCGATGCAGCCGTAGCGTCAATGGCCACTACAGAGGCCGTAGTCGCTGGTGGATCGGCTATTGGAGCTACTACTGGTGCTTTACAAGCCGCTGCAACAGATAAAAGCGTTGGTCAAGGTGCTTTAGTCGGTGCTGGAACTGGCGCGGTTACTGCTGGTGTGGGTCAAGCTATTGGCGATGTTCCTGGAGCAGTATCAGGTGCAGCCAAAGGTGCTGCGGGTGGATTTACAGGAGCAGAATTGTCTGGGTCTAATCTATCCCAAGCTACAAAATCAGCCGAAATTGGCGGTGTCACAGGCGGTATTACTGGTGGCATATCCGATCTTGCTTCATCTGCTGGTGTTCCTAGCGATGTAACTAGAGGTGCATTGTCTGTTGCAAGCCCTTATATCCGTCAAGATGTGTCTAGTTTATTTAATCCAACCCCAAGCACAAGCTCATCTAGTGGTACTCAAGCGTCTTCTTTGCCATCTTCATTGGCGGGAGGCGTTCCAGGAGCTAGTTCATCCGCTTTAGGACAAGCACTAAATGTTGGCGGTGGCGAGATTAACCCACCAGTACAAGTTGGTGGAGACCAGATTTCACGAAATGTGTGGAATCAGGCATCATTACGGACAACCGATTCAGGGAGCAGTTCATGAGTAAGGCTTTAAAAGATTCTTTAAAAATGGATCTGCCAGCATTGGCAGAAATGTTGCGCTCTAAAGGGCGCGGTAAAGACACCATGCTTGCTCACATCACTCCAAGAGAAGCTGCCCTCTTAAAGCGCAGAGGCGGTTCTGGAACAATCAATCCCGATACTGGTTTGCCTGAGTTTGAAGATTCTGGTTCTTATGACTATAGCGCACCAGCCCCTGTGTCTCCAACCTATGATGTTGTGAATCAACAAGGTCAATTTACGCCAACACAATCTGAAACTGGCGTTCCTGTACAAGTAGCGCAAAGTTATACTCCTGGCGGAGAGTCTTTTGCTCCGTCTGTTAGCCCAGCTGGTAATGCTGGATATGATTATTTGACTGCGGAAGGTCAAACTGTTCCAGCTAGATTTGATACTGGACTTCAACAAGTTGTTCCTACTGGATCATCTGCTACACCTACTTTAACTCCAGCTAGTCCTGTTGCGCCTGGAGTGGTAAGTCCAGATCAGCAAGCAGCTGCTCCTGGAGGCACTACTGGAACAACAACCACTACTGGTGGCAAACAACCTCAGTCTTTTACAGATCAATTAAAAGACCTTTTAACCCCTACAAATCTTGCTCGTCTTGGTTTAACTGGTGCGTTAGGTGCTTTTGGTGCTTCTCAAGCTCGTAAAGCTGGCACTCAAAACCAAGCTGCCGTTCAACAACAACAAAATATTGCTCAACCTTATCAAACACAAGGTCAACAACTGATTGCTCAAGCGCAAGCGGGTCAATTAAGTCCAGAATCTCAAGCTGCTTTCCAAGCTGCTAAAGCTCAACTTAACCAAAACATTGCTAATCGTGGCGGTGTTGGTGTTCAACAAGCGGCTAATCAAGAAGCGCAGATTTACCAAACATTGCTTAACAATCAATATACTTATGGATTGCAAGTTGCACAAATTGGTGACAATATTGCCTTGGGTGCTATTAGAACTGGTTTACAACTGGATCAAACGCTCAACCAAGCTACTACCAATTTCTATACTCAGCTGGCTTCATTAGCAGCTGGTGGCGGTACAGGCGGTCAAACCATCACTATTAGGTAATCATGGGTACTCCAGCAAATCAAATTCCACAAGAAAAGGTTAATACTGCTCAACCTGACGCAAGCACACTTCAAAATGCGCTTGGCACAAATCTGCAAACACCTCAGTTTGGTATGCCTAAAAGTGCGCGCCAAGCATTTGAAAAAGGTGCTGAATTAGCTCCAATACAAGCTCAAGCTGGTGCTGAATATGAACGCGCCAAAATGAATCTTGAAAATGATATTGTTGGTGCTAGAGCGCAAGGCGCTGAACAAGTTTATGGCAATTTAAAAGGCAAAGTAGAGGAAGAAAAAGCTAAAGAAGCTGAATATCCTTACCCAGAGTTTCACCCTACTCAAGATAATGCAGCGAGTTTAGGCGGTTTATTTAGCATGATTGCTACTATGGGCGTAATGCTCGGTAGCTCTGGAAAGATGGCTGCCCTAAACTCTATGAACGCGATGGGCGGTATGCTAAAGGGCTGGCAAGCTGGTCGTAAAGATTTGTATGAAAAAGAGTACAAAGAATTTAAAACCAACTTTGACCGCATCAAACAGATTCGTGAAGACCTCAGAAAAGACCTTGAGGACTATTACAAACTTGCTCCATACGACAAAGAACAAGCCCAGGCTAAATTGGAATTGATTGCGCGTAAAGCGGGTACAAATTCCATTATTGGCGCGTATGCTGAAAAAGCTCAAGTCGATAAAATCGTGGATTTCTACGAAAAATCAGGCAATTTCTTGCAAAAAGAAGAAGAATTGGCATTACGCCGTAGAGAAGCGTCTGGCAGTTATCAGTATTTCACCAAAGATGGCAAGACTTACGCGGTCAATACCAAAAATCCTAGCGATGTTAGAGAAATTCCGTTTGATCTTGCTGGAGCTTCTAAATTGGGTGCTGGTGGTAAGGGTGACGCCTTTCCTAAGAAAGGCGAATTCCAAGCTGCATTCATTTCTAATGCTATTGGCAGAAAAGTGGATGTGGACACAGGATCTAAGTTGGCAGCTACCGCTCGCTACATGAGTAAGCTCGATGATCTAGGTGAAAAAAGCCGAGGTCTTGGAACTAAAAGCGGTTTTGCTGCCGAAGTTGCTGGATTTGCTAATAAATTCATTTCTACGGATTTGGACAAATACGCTGAAACAGATCCGCAAACTGGTCAAAAAATCATTACTCAAGAAGCATTGCAAAAAGCGATTGACGATGCAGAGCGTGGCAAGACCTTTGTTGGCTTTTCTGAAAACGCTAAAGAACTCAGTAAAGCGCAGCTTGATACAGTCATGGCTTACTTGCAATCCAAGTACGGCAACCGCGCCCCTGTGATTGAATTTAAAGCCGCTTCTAATGCGTTGACCCGTGAAAACATGGATGCCGTAACCTTTGAACGCGTTTTACAACACGAAAAACAATCTTCTATTGAACAGATTGCTTCTCTTGGTTTTAATAATGACGATTACAACAAGGTTAGATCAGCTATCAAAGCAAATGAAAAAGGCTTTGAGAAAACAATGAAGCCCGATGTGGCTGCTACCCCTCTAGGCGGTGAACAACCAGCTACAGGACAAAAGCATTATTTGAGAAACAGAGAGATTATCCCCAATGCCAATAACACAGGCTGGGTATTTGCGGACGATGGCACAGAGGCTAAATAATGGCTGATTTACCACCACTACCAGAAGGTGCAACAAGCGTTTCTTTGCCACCATTACCGCCAGGAGCTACATCCACAGGCGGTGGTGCTGCTTTAGTTCCCCCTAAAGCGGGAGCTTCAACACCATCTAGCCCAGAAACTAAAGGGCGCGTGGCTAAAGCAGTTGAAGCCACAGGAAAATATCTTTTTGGCCCAACTGGAAGAGAAGACTTTTCTGGTACAGAAGTAGGAGGTGCTGGTCTTACTGGCGCAGCTTTAGGATATGGCGCACCAGCGATTGCAGAGGTCAGCGGAAAAGTATTGAGTGCTATTCCTACTGCTCCTACACGATTTGCTGGAGCTGGATTACAAGCATTAGGAACAACATTAGCCGAAACTGGTGCTGGCAAACGCGCATTGGTTGGCGGTGTTGGTGGATCTACAGCTGAGACTGCCCAGCAAGGTTTAGAAATGATGGGTATGCCACGCGCAGTAGCGTTCCCTTTATCTACTTTAGCGGTAGGCGCACCATCTTCAGTTATTACTAATTTTTTAGGTAAAGCCCTTAATTTAGAGGGTCGTTCTTTATCTAATATGCTAAAAACCGCTGGCAAAGATAAAGCGTTAAAGATTTTAGAAGACGCTGGCATGAGCCGTTTGCAAGCTCAATCAGAATTAGAAGCTGCTCAACGCGTAGAACGCCAATTATCCGAAAGAGGCATTAAAGCCGAGTCTCGCGCGGAAGCTGCTCAAACTGGAATACCGATGGTTTCCGAGCGCCAAGCCGTTCTAGACAAGGTAAATCGCGCCAAAGTAGAAGCGGGTTACGCTGCCAGAGATGCCAACATGAGCTACGAACAAGCTCAAAATTTAGTAAAACAAGCTGAACAACGGGTATTGCAGACAGAGCAAGCCGTTGATAGTTTGCAAAAAGACTTGTTAGCTTTGCCGACCATGACCAAAGAACAGTTTGGTAAACGGATTCAGCAAACCGCACAAAAGATATTTGATGACTTCCAAGCCTTGCGCAAACAGGCCGGTATAGGCAACGCTATTAGAGCAGCTGGTGACAAACTTTCTGTATCTACCGCTAATGTGGATCAAACAATTAACGGAATGCTAGAAAGCACTCGCAATCCAGTAACCCGTCAGATTTTGAGCCAAGTTAAAAAAGAGCTAAACACCACAGTTGGTGAAGAATCTGTGCCAGGACTAACTCTAAAGTCAGCTGATGACCTCAAAGGCTATTTGGATTCGATTATCAATTCCAAACAATTTGGCGATACCAAGCTGGATAAAACCATTGTGTCTGAGATTCGCAAAGTAAAAGGCGAGCTCATGCAATCCATTTTGTTTGGCAACAAGCCTTACATGGAAGCCCTTAACAACTTCCGAGTGCTATCGCGCCCATTAGATATTGTTGAGCGTAATGGTGCTTTGGCTAAAGTCATTGAAAAAGACCCGCTATCAACCGCTTACAAGATGGATGAGGCTGCGGTAGTCGGAGCGGTAATTGCAAAGGCTAGGGCTGGAAATAAGGTCTTTGAGAAGCTATTAGAAGCCAACCCCAGCTTGCAAGAGCCAGCAAAACTGTATTTCACCAAAGAATTGTTTGGTCAGGATGTTGCGCCTACTGACGCAGTTATCAAGACATTCCTTAAAAACAATGAAATTCCGCTAAAGCAATTAGGTCTTTACAAAGACTTTAAAGACTTGCGTACTGCTCAAAGAACCGCAAAAGATGCAGTTGAGAACGCTAAAGGCTTTGAAAAAGGTTACAAGGAAGGCGAAAAGATTGCTGGTGCAACGGCTAAAGCTGCCGAACAGGAACAAAAACGCTTAACTGGTATGTCTCAGACTGCTCAAAAACGCTTGGCAGAGACCATGCAAACCGCTGAACCGATGGAAAAGTTGTTGGCTCGTAGTGAAGCCAGAGCAAAACCAGCAGAAGTTAAGCTCAAACAGCGTCTGGGAGCAGCCGAGAAGACTCTAGAGCAAATCAACGGAGTTGAAAAAGAGTACAACTCTTTAGTCAATGATTTGTCCAAAATGAAAGCCAAAGAGATTCCTGATGCAATCGTAGGCGCAGCAAACAAAATGCTTAAAGATGGCTACATTACTCAGGCAGAGCGTGACGCGTTTGTTAATGCTGCAAACAAAAATGCCGAACAATTCAAAGATGCTTCCACCGCCCGTAAATGGGTATTGGGAGCGTCTGCATATCTAGGTTTAACTCAGCTTGCATCCAAATTAACTCCAATGGGCGATGTCCCCAAATACTACAGATGAGCAAAAAATCCAAAGGCGTAAACCCCGATCTAGAAGCAGCGGTCAGCAAGCTGCTCCAGCAAGTCATGAACGATGACATGGCTTCCCTTACCGATAAATGTAAGGTGATTGACCGCGCAGTCAATATTGAGAAATTAAAGCAAAAGATTAGCGATGATGAATGGGGTAGTGGCTTTATTGCAGTAGATGATGATGAAGGTTAAACTATGAATTGTTTAACTTTTTCGGGGATAAATCATGGATGCAATCACACTCATTCGCCTAGCGTTAAAAATCATCTCAGACCGCTTGATTACGATACTGGCTCTTATAGCTTCTTCCGTAATGTGCGGATGGACAATGTGGAATCCCATGTGGGAACGGGTAACGACACTAGCCATATTCGTAGTATTTTGTTACCTTATAGTCAATGTCAAAGAAAGGACAAAGCATGAGCCTCAAACCGAAAACTCCAGAGAGTAGTGGCGGTAAGCCACACAAAAGACCATCAGACGATAATCAGCAAATTGCTAAGTCTGTGCGCCCACAGTTGCCTCGTGACGGCTCTGCTGGCGGAATTAACACAACCCTAAGAGGCAAAATGCCAGCTGGTTATGTTGCCGTATGGGATTTTGACGGCAGAGGAACTAAGAATTCTGCTACCTCTAAGCCTGGCAATGCTGGCGGAAAGAAGATAGTCTAAATGGCAACTCAATCTACCTTCTCGATGACTCAGCATGGTAGGCATGAGCCGTTTGATCTGCAAGTATCAAGAGGTCAGATTCCTTACCATCAAGTAGTCAATATTTACGGATACCAAACCGTTGTTGGCAGCACTTATATTCCTATTTGGGAAAACAATACCGTTTACACTTACCCAACATCAGCAATTACCATGCAGATGACGGGTACTGGTAGCGATACTGCCAAAGTAACCATCAATGGTTTAGATGCCAATTACAACCCTTTAAGCGAAGTTGTAACGCTAAACGGCTCTACTGGCGTTAATACGGCAAACCAATATTTCCGCGTAAATAGCATTGTTGTTAGCTCTGGAAACCCAGCGGCCAATGTGACATTAACAACAACTGACGGCAATACCTCAAACACTTACGCAAAGATTGTTACTGGCGTTGGCAAGTCACAAAACTCTTGGTACACCGTTCCAGCTAACAGCACTTTTTACTTGACTCGTTCACAGGTATTTTCTAGCGCACCCGCTATTTCAACAAATGTTTATAACAACTATCAAGTAGCTACTGTTTTTGTTAATGGTGTTCAACAAATTTTGACTCGCAGACCTTTTGTTGGAAATTTCAATATTTTGCGTGTAGCGCCTAATCCATACGCGGCTGGTACTGACATCCAATGGCAAGCCAATACCAATACTGGTAATGCAACAATAGGTATTTCGCTTGAAGGTTATTTAGTTGCTAACAACAATACCGCTGTAGGTTATTGATGGATAGAAAGCCCGCTGCTGCCATGATTGCAAGCGCAGCGGTGCTTGTTTCTGTTGCCGTACATGAAGGCTACAGTAGTAAAGCATATCAAGATGTAGTCGGTGTATATACCGTTGGCTTTGGACAAGCTGACGGCACTAAGAAAGGTGATACCACCGATCCTGTAAGGGCTTTAGTAAAGCTCAATCAAAGTCTAGACGAACACGCCAAAGGCATGGTTCAATGTATTCATGTTCCTGTCTCTCAAGGTGAATACGATGCTTATTTGGACTTTTCCTATAATGTTGGGGTGTCTGCTTTCTGTCATTCAACCCTTAATAAAAAGCTCAATTCAATGGATTATGACGGGGCTTGCAAAGAGTTGTTGAAGTGGGATACTGCTGGCGGTAAAGTAGAACCAGGGCTTTTAAAGCGCAGACAAGAGGAATATGAAAAGTGCCAATCCAGTTGATTGCTTACATTGTTGCTATCGTTTTGACTTTCTCTGCTGGTTGGAGCGTCAATGGATGGAGATGGGAGAAAAAAGTTCAAGCGGAACAGATCCAAAGGGAGAAGGCGATCAAGGATCAAGAGACCGCCAATCAGGCTGCTGCCGATCAAATCAGGAAAGAGAAAGATGATCAAATCAACGCTATCAATAATCAGCTTGCTGATGCTCTTATCAAGCTGCGCAACAGAACCAGTCGTAACGACAACAAAGCCAACGCTGGACAAGGTGGATCTGGGTTGTCCCTTTTTGCCGAGGATGCAGCTTTTCTTGACAGGGAAGCTGCCAGAGCAGACGGATTGCGGTCAGCACTAGCAGCGTGTTACAAACAATATGATGAGGTCAAATAATGCCGTTAGCTAAAGGAAGTTCTAAGAAAACCATTTCTAAAAACATTCGCAAGATGATGCATGAAGGCTATCCACAAAGACAAGCGGTAGCCGCTTCTTTATCTACTGCAAGAAAGGCAAAAAAGCGTGGCAGAAGATAGTCATTACAAATCTCTTTTAAAAGCGGTTACTTGGCGTATCACAGGAAGTCTGGACACTTTTGCGTTGTCTTGGATTATTACTGGACACGCCAATCTTGCTTTTTCAATCGCTTTTGTTGAACTCTTTACCAAGATCGCGCTCTACTGGTTGCATGAGCGCGTCTGGCAAAAGATTAAGCTGCTGGGGTAAGAGCGCCTTCAAACAAGTAGCTTCCCATGTGGCCAAGATGAGCCCAAGGTGCTGCCCAGACCTGACCACCATTCAAGCGCCACAAACGGCAAAAGTGATAGTCCTCAGATAGCAAACGATTGGTCTCAGGCTCAATCGAAGTTGCAAAATACTCTTTGATTTGTTCAGCAGTTTGCATTTGACCTGATAAATCGCCCACATCATTGCGGTAGCTAGGCACTTTGTCAGCCAAGTCTTCAAACACTTTGCGCTTGATAAGCATAAATCCTGTGCCACCATTAAAGATTTCTACAGGCTCATTTACAGGCACAGTCACCTCATGCTCGTAGCCCACTAAGTTCACTACAAAGCTGCCTGTGTGATATTTGAGTTGCTCTTTATCTACCCCGTTATTCATGGCTTGATTGACTGTCTGCCAGTTGATTTCTTTCTTAGGATAGATACCGCAGATGATGTCCTTATCAGCCTTGAGCATACGCAAAATATCCTCTGGATTAAAGCGAATGTCGGCATCAATAAACATCAAATGCGTGGATTCAGTCTTCAAAAACTGATGTGTTAGCGCATTTCTAGCCCGTGTAATCAAGCTCTCATTAAACATAAAGCTAAATTGCGTATTGACACCTTCGCGCATAAAAGTACCAATCATTTGAATGATAGATTGCGTGTAATAACCTACGCATTGACCGCCATACATCGGTGTAGCGATAAAAACGGTGTCTTTCTTTACATCGTATTCTTGAGTCATGGTTTTCCTTAAATAAAGTTATCTGTACTAGCGTTTACAAATTCGTTAATCAATATGTTTTTGCGGTCATTTGAACATTCGTGCATACAAGTGGTCTTGGCATTGAACTTCTCAAAATACGCCTTGGTTTCCTCGCTAAACCATAAGTCTGTAAATCGCTGGTTAGAGATAGAACCTATGCAGCCTGTGGAATCGTAGGCTTTGTTATGACAGGCGTACACCTTGAGATCCGCACCGATGACGGGTACGGTTTGCATAATGAAGCATCTGTTATAGCTTCTAGTATGAGAATGACTGCTCCCAGGAATAATGTTATAAGTGGAGTTAACAGTAAAGCGATCGTCACATATCGTTTGAATCTTTGCCAGCTGCTCATTGACTTCATCAGCTATTTCCTTGTGGTAGTCGTAGAAATCAGGCACATACATAGGACTAAAGCGCACATTCTCAACTCCAGCCTCTTTTAATAACTGAGTGTACCCCCATAAATTTTTGTAATTGTTGCGATGCACAATATAATTAACCGCTAAATCACAATCACTATTCTTGATGGCTGCAAAGCGATTGATGTTGCGTATCACCGCGTCAAAGCTCTTCTCAGGAACATTCCTAAAACGCTTCATTTGCTCTCCATCGGTGTAGTCCATACTGACCCTTACCCACTTGGCTTTTGCAAGCACCTCGGCTCTTTCCTTGGCTAAATTCTGGCCATTGGTGATGATGGATAAGTCAAGGTTAAGGTCAAGGGTGCGTTGCATGATCTGAACAATGTCTGGGTGCATGAGTGGCTCACCCCCACCAGAGTAGGTGATGGCTTTCGTACCTATACGACTAAGGTCGTACAGTATTTCCATCATCTTCTCGGTAGGTATGGCATCCATCTCCTTCATGTCCTGGTGCATACCACTTTGGATATGCTCCATGTCTCCCCCATCTTTCACGCGAAATCCCGTGCTATACACGCAAAAGAAACAACCATGATTACAAAGGTTGATTGGCTTGACGCGTACATATAGCGGTGCTTTAACCTCCCCCGCCCCAAAAGAATTTAGCTTTTCTGGGTGTAAAAATATCTTGAAATCGCTATATTTATTGTTTTTCACACTAAATCCTTGTATTCGACCAACATTGTTGACCTTCCTTTTTGCCAATTTATGTAGGCTAATTGATAAAAAGCGTTCACTTCTTCCTCATCTTTTAGCTGAAAAACGGGAAAACTGACCATATCCATGAGTGCTTCTGAGAAATCTTGCACATGAGTAGCACCCGTATAAAGCGGTTTTTTCGTATTTCCCACTACACAACGAATAATGGCAGCTGGAGTGAACTCACCTTCTGAGATTTCGCGCGCTTTGTCCAAATGATTCACAATCGCGTCCAATCCATTCAAAATGAAATCCATGCGCTCAATGAACACCACAGGCAAATATCCTTTTAACGATAAACCGATAGCGCAACCCATCATCAAATTTTCAGCAACAGGCATTTCAATGATTTGATCGTCTGGCACATCCAATAGCGTCCCCAGGGCGCGACCCTTCTTCAAGCCATAACCAATGAAACGAGTACGCTTGTTTGAGCCTAAATTGGTGTTTTGTCTAATT